AGGATCTTGTGCTTTCCTTCGTAGTAGGACATATTCTTCTTCAGCCGGTCCACCTTACTGATGTGTTTGCTGATCAGCTGGCGGATCACCTGCTTATCCGGATTTAACTCATCGAAACTTTCTCTCGGTATTGTAAATGTGTATATTTTTCTCACCTCCTTATCTCTCGGAAACGTGCTGCTTTTCTGCCGATTATGGTGCTGCATAGGTACCTCACAGCGTCACAACAATGATCGAATTGTTTCACCGGTTTGTCTTCTCCTCTTTCCAGAGCTTTCTCATCCCAGATGTAAGAAGCAAATTCTTTTATGGTTTCTTTACAGGAAGAAGCAAAGACAATCTTCTCCAGGTTCAGAAGCATTCCAACCAGCCGGATTCCATCCAGAACATCATTGTTGGCTTTCAG